AAGAATTCCATGAGGAATGGTTCAGATACCATTGAACACAAGCACGACCGACACCCCCATATATGAGAATATTTACTGCAGTAGATCCAGCATTTAAAACCTGACAACAGAATGATCAAACGAGTATAATCACAGCCTGATTTATAGAAGATAAGTGCTACATACTAGAGATTACAGCAGGTAGAATAACAGCCGATGTAATGCAAGAAAAGATACTATACCATATAAGAAAGCGACAACCAGAAAAAGTATGAATAGAAGCATTCCAAGCCCAAAGTATGATAGTAACGTTCCTAAAGGCTGAAATGCAAAAAAGAGGTATATATGCAGACATAGAGGAAATAACACAGACTGGGGATAAGCTAAGTAAGATAAGAAAGTTAATATCATTGTATAAGAACTGATTAATATACCACACCCTACAATGATGCGAAGAACTAGAACACGAACTAAAGAGATTCCCAAGAGGGAAACACGATGATATTGTTGATAGCCTGCAGATGCTATATAATATGTATGAATTAGTACCTAACACATGAGCCAAGAAACAGAGTTTCAATATAGAATACGACTATAATGGTAATGTAATTTATAACTAGAAAACGTCATGAGAATAAATGAAACTAAACAATCCGAAGTCGTAAGACATATTCAAGATACTTTTTCTAATTATGAAACTCAAAGTCAACAACGAAGAGATAGAATGACTAGGATTTATAAGTCTATCAGCACCTTCGACAATCAAAAACTACAACCACGAGAAACAACATTTAAAGTAAATAAAGCCCATGAGATAGAAAATAGAATACTCCCAAGAATAATGAGTAAACAACCAAAGCCTATAGTAAGTTATTGCAATGATGATTACCTAAGCGATCCAAGTATAAACATTAACGAGCTTACAGATGCAATCGAGGACAGACTAGAAAATATCTATGAAAAACAAGATATGATTGAAAGTCTAAGACATCGAGCAAGAGCATGAGTAAGGTATTGAATGTCATTCGCCAAACTATCACCTAAGTATAGAATCAAGAGAACACCAGAAAATAAAGAAGAAATAGTACTTGATGAGATGGGAAATGAAGTCCCACAGATAACTAAAAGAGTTAAAGAAGAAGTATACGAGCAATACACAGGAATAGATATTAAAAGCCGAACTGATATATACTTTGATCCAAGATACACAAGACTAGAGGATATGCCAAGCATCATAGATATTACTAGGAATGCTAGACTATCATACTTCACTAGGAATAAAAGCAAGTTCATGAACATAGATAAGCTAATACAATGTTGTGTAGCTAGTAAAGAAAGAGACTTTGAAACCTACAAGAACAGAATAGAAACCATAACAGGAACACAACTTGTAGGGAATAAAATGATTAGACCTGACACACTAGATGTAAAGTGTTACTATGGATACTACGACCTATCAGATGAACCTAGTATGGTGAATGAAAAGCTCTATGAGTTCCGAACAGTAGATGATGTATTATTAGTCTATGCTAAAGAAATATCTACTATGCCATTTGAAGACTTTAGAGTATTTGAGGACACGGAAACATTCTTTGCTACTGGATTCATTGAACCTATTCTATGAATGCAAGATGAACTAAACCGAAAGAAAAATAGAGCAAGTGAATATGTAAATAAGATATTAAAGCCTGATTATCTTTATAGTCCGTTGAGCTGAATAGATCCAAGAAAAGTTAATCAATGACACTGAAATATTATAGTAACCCCATACTCAGTACAACAAGCAAAAGCTAACTTTGAGATGATGGATAGACCAGAACTAAACTCTTCTTACTTTCAAGAGCAGAACGACTTCGAAAGACAGATACAGGCTGCAACATTCACCATAAACACTAATACACCACTTACGCAACAATCACTTACTAACACCGCCACTTGAGCTAAAATACAATCATTTGAAACAGATGCAGTGACAGGACAAGTAAGAAAGAACTTCGAGGAATCACTAGTGAGGTTATCTTATAAGATACTACAGTTTGAATTTGATAATGCTAGTGAGAACATAAAGATTAAAAGTAGGGATGAAGAAGATACATTCCGAGAAATAAACAAAGAAGCTCTAAGAGATGCAGTTGATAAATACGAGATTAAGATAGAAGCGTGATCATCTTCATTTGATAGCGAAGAGGCTAGAAGAAATGATGCAATAGCACAATGGAACATAGCACTACAAGCAAAGCAGGCATGACTACCAGTAAATCTTAAGAAGTTATTTGAAAACATTATAAAAACATTCCCACAATCACAAATTAAAGACTTATTTGATAATGCCGAACAGATGCAAGCTATGATGTGACTATGAGCGCCACAGCCCATGGAACAACAGCCACAAGCACCATCTACGATGGTATAATAACACTTCCGAAGAAGTAAAACTACTTTATTATTCTACACCCCCATGAAACTATTAAACATCCACAAAAGAGTTAAATCGTTACTATCTACTTTCACTACACCAGAGAAAGCAGGTGAACATCGAGATGCTCGCAAAGCGTGATTGTTAGAGTTAAAGATGTATGAATGATATAGACATATTATTGATTACCGAGAGAGCGAAGCAGAAGCAGCTATGCAAGCATTGAGTGATACTAACACTCCCAAAGAGTTGATTAGTTATCACCAAGCTAGACATAATGCTGCTATCTCATTCCTTGACTGGCTCAATAATAGCACAGCCGATTAGGCTTTTTACATTCTATCCCCCAAAAAAAACATGTCAGAACAATTCGATGAACAAGGTAATCCTATTACCACTCAGTGAAACTCTGTAGACCGAGAAGCCCAGTACAAAGCATTACAAGCATGATTTACTAAACAAGCTCAAGAACTTGCAGCACTTAGAAACTCATGATCTAATGAATGAGCTACTGCAGAAGAACGAGCGGCTTATATAAAGCAGACAGCTCAAGAAGAAGCTCTAAAAGTTAAACAGTCCCTAGTGTCTGAACAACAACTAGAATTTCTTATTGACAACAATCCATCATTAAGACCCTATGAAAAAGCAATCAAGGAGATTGCAAACGCTAAATGAGTGGCGTTCGAGGATGTCATAGAAGAATATGGCTTCTGATCGCTCGATAAGTTACAAAAAGCAAAAGAAAGATCTCTAGTTGGTGATAGATGACTTCAGGAAACCCCTCAAAGATCTATCAATGATCTTTCAAGCAAGGAACGAGAAGAGCGAAAAGCAGCCAATATAAAGCGTGATATGCTCAAAGACTCATGATCTATTTAATCTATAAATTTACACAAAATGGCTAATAGTTTATCCGCTTCTTTTGAAACCATTTGGGCAAGAGAACAACAAGAAGTATTCTACAAAAGAACAGTATCTAGTGTGGTTGCTGACGTATCTAAAAGAGCTTTAATGTCTGCTGGACAAACTCTCACTAGAACTTACAGAAGTGGCTCTGTAAATGATGCTCCATCTGTTTATACAAGAGGTACAGACATCTCATTGACTGACATTACTGATACAGCTGAAACATTAACTGTAAACAAACAGTTCGCTGACGGTTTCTATGTTGATGACTTCGATGCAATCCAAGATAAGTACGACATCGCTGCTAACTATGGTAAAGATTACGGAGAGAGAATGAAATCACAAATTGATGCTGATGTTCTCTATGAAGTAGTTAATGCTTCATCTGTAGTTGATGCAGGATCAGTAGGTGGTACAGCTGGTCAAGGTATTACCCTTTCTACTTCTACAATTCTTAATGTGTTTACTGCTGCTACTAAAAAGCTAGCTAAGTTGAACATTATGGATACTGACAAAGTAGGTGTAATCTCTCCAGAAGTAGAAGAATTTATTTCTCTTTACTATGGTGCTAAAGTTACTGATCTAGGAGATAAAGTATCTGAGAATGGTTACTTCACTAAGATTAGTGGTTACCAACTCTACACATCTAATAATACTACAGGAACTGCGGTATTAGCACTTGCTACTAACCCAACCGCTAACGATACTGTAACTATTCAAGGTGTTACATTTACCTTCGTTGCATCTATTGGAACTACTGCCGGTAATGTATTGATTGGTGCTGATGCTGATGCTTCAAGAGCTAATCTTGCTGCATTGATTAACGCTCCATGAACTACTACAGCACAAGGTGTTGCTCTTACTGGTACTAACCTCAAGAACATACAAGCTAGAGCTGTAGCAACTAATGACAACACAGCTAATACATTAACTGTACGATACAAAGGTGCAGGTGTTTTGACTGTATCTGAAACATTAACTGCTGGTGCTGATGTTTGGACTACTGCGCTTCAAAAACAATTATGTCTTTTAGGTGTTAGAAATATGTGTACTACTCTTGTTGTACAATCTGCTCCAAAGATCTATAGAAAAGAAGAACCAAAGAAAATAGGAGGTAACTACTTATCTGCTATGCTATATGGAATTAAGACATTTGCTGACAACGCTAAGAATATGGTTAGAGTTGAAATTGCTAGTTCTGGGTTCTAGTCTTAAGAGTGGTGGGGTAACTCACCCTCTTATTACTCACTTTCTATGGGGGAGGTGAGTAATAAGAGTATTTATATTTTATTATTACCCCATGCAAAAAGTACGAACATCTAAAGGAGAAATCAAAAGAGCAATGTATCTACACAATCCATCTATTGAAGTATTAGAAATACAAGGAGAAGAAAAGGAATTATACCCTCCTTACTTAGTTAAGGTACGAGGTTATGAAATCGACTTCCTATATGATGGTGAGCAATTCTTTGTAGATGAATCCGACGCCCAAGCAGATGAAAAACTATTAACAGAACATATGGAAGAAGCGAAGAAAATGTGAGAAGATTGAATTGCAGAAGAAGAAATCAAAAAACACTTTGCTGGAAAATGAGTATCTCATATTAAAAGATGTGTTTATAACCTCAATTCTAACCTAGATATTAAATCAATAGTTAACGATCTTATTACTTCATTATAAAACTATCATGGCACAAGATACAGCATTACTACGATACCTACTAAGGAGATGACATTGATGAGCTGGTTGAGGAAGAGATCTAGCTTTTGCTTTTGACTGAACTAATGACTACATATCTTCTAATGCCACAATCGGAAGGACTGGTTATGATATGAATGTATCTGGTAATGTAAGTACTGGAAGTGATGCAGATGGTAGTTATATCCAGTTTAATGGTAATAGAGATTGAACTGCTTTAACTTGAACTGTAGCAAATGTATGAGCATCTACTGCTCCTGTATTTAATCAATGAACTAGTGTCACTGTAAAAGTAAGATTTAAGTTTACAGCTTTTCCCAGTGCCAATATTAGCTGATTATTTGCATCTATCTATCATTGATGATTTCATTTAAACCCATCAGCATTATGATATGGCTTTAGGTGATCTACAGTTGTAGTTAATTATACAGCTGTATCTATCAATACTTTATATGATGCATATATAGTCTACAATAGCTCTGATTTAAAGTTCTATGGTTATTTATGAACCTCTGGTTGAGCTAGTACTTTGTTAAATGTATGATGAACTACAGCTCCTACTACATTTTCAACTGATACTTGGAATCTGTGAGATAATTGAATATTATCTAGTAACGCTCATTCTTGCAATAAATATATCTACCACGCAGCTATCCGAAATAAAGCACTCACTCAAGCTGAAATAGATGCTGATATAGCTCTATGAAATACAGCTAAAAACGATCCATCTATAGTAGCTTATTATATCCCAGAGAATCTGACATATAATACTCAATATGCTAGTAGCCCTAAAGATTTAAGTAATGCTAGTTGGGTTAAATGAAGTAGTACAACTGTTACTGCTGATACTACAGTAGCCCCAGATGGTACTACCACAGCTGATACTGTCGTATTTCCTGGCACTAGTGAAGCAGTAAGTAAAATAGAACAAAATATTACTACCTTGACATGAAGCCAATTAGCAAGTAAAACGTTTATCGTTAAAGTCTTTGTAAAAGTTGGTTCTGGTACAGCACCTTTTAGACTTAAATTATGGCATTGATGAGTTGCAACATATTACTCCTCAACACTAACCGCCACAACAGTTTGGCAAGAGTTCACATTTACACAAACACTTACAAGCTCTACATCTTGAACAAATATCACACCATGAATAGTAACAGATGGTTCGTTTTCGGCAGCTACACTACAAGTACGAAATGTCAGATTATTCCTAGTTAATGAAACACTACGAGATGAAAGCCCTAATATATGATGATTCATCTGATGGAAAACACCTCTTGTAATGTCTGCATGGGTTAAGCCTGATATCGATTCAGCAGATACAACAACTAGACAATGTTTCTTCCAACTGCCACGACATTATATGCAATTGAGGGCAACGAGCAACTTCTTCCAATTTAGATCTGAAACATCATTAGAATCGAGGACAATTGCGACTTGATGAAAT